GGGGTGGTTGAGGATCGCCGCGATGCGCGCGCGCTCGGCCGTGGCGCCGGCTTTGGTTCCCTCGGCCCGGGCCGCGTCCAAAGCGGCGGCATGGGCCTGGGCGGTGGCCTGATCGCTGGCCGGCTGGGCCTGGGCTCCGCCGGCCGCCTGTTCGATTGCCTTGGTCATGTCGTTTGCTCCCATGGTGGGGTGGTGATTGCGGGCGACGGGTTCACCCCGCGAAGCCGAATGCTTCGCGGGGACCCCGAAGGCAGGCTGGGCCTGGCCACCCGAGGTTAGCGTCTGTATCTCTGCCGCCAGCATCGCGGCGGCCTTGCTCACCAGGGTTTGGCCGGCGCCGGCGGGCTCCAGGATGGCGTCGGCAAAGCCGCCCTGCACGGCGGCCGGCCCGAACAACAGCCCGGCCTCGGTATCCCGCACCGCCTGGGGCTTGATGCCCCGGTTGCGGGCCACCAGCGCCACGAATTGCTCGCCCAGGCGCGATGTCTCGGCCTGCGCCCAGGCCAGGGCTTCCGGGCTGATGGGAAAGTGGGGGTTGAAATCGTTCTTGCGCGCGCCGTACTGGATCACCGTGTATTGCAGGCCCAGGGCCTTGTCCTGGCGGGATATGTCCATGGCCTGCCAGATGACCCCCACCGATCCCAATTGCCCGGACTCGGTCAGTAGCACGCGGCTGGCCGAGCAGGCCAAGGCGTAGGCGGCCGAGCAGGCGCTTTCGTTGACAAAGGCCCAGGTAGGCTTGGCATCACGCGAGTTATAGATTTTGTCAGCCAGGGCAAAACAGCCGGCGGACCCGCCGCCCGGGCTGGCCCATACCGTCAGGATGCCCCGCACGCGGGGATCGGCCTGGGCCGCGTCCAGGCGGCGTTCGATTTCCTCATAGGACATAAGGCCCGAATCGGCGTCTATCCAAGAGGCGCGATGCACCAGCTCACCGGTGACCGTGATGATCGCGATGCCCTCCGGGGTGATTTCACCGTAGTAGTCCTTGAAAGCACCCTCGACCTCGATCTCCACCTCGACGCCGGGGGCGTCGGGGCCGCCGGCTTTGGGCTGCCAGCCCTCGGCTGGGGCCTGGCCCTGCATGCGCCCCAGCAGGTAGTTGGTGATGGGCAGCAGGTGGCTGGGCTCGATCAATAGTGGCGTGTTGAAGATGTGGGCCGCGATGCGCGCATATTTCATGGCTTGTCCTCTGCGGCTTACTCGCCGTCGTTGTCCTCGGTGCCGTCGCTGTTGTCGCCGTTGTTGTCCCCAGGCTTCTTGCCGCCGCCCGTGCCGGGGCTGTCATTGCTGGGGGCGCCGTTGCCGGTCAGCCAGGCGTTGTCCGGCATGGGGCCTAGACCGGCATCGGTCAGCAACTTCTGCTCGTACTTGAGTTGCTCCACCACCTCTTCCAACACCAGGCCGCGCTTGGCCAGCTCGTCTTGCAGGGTGGAGCGCTTGCCCGCGATGCGCAGGTTGGCGCCCTGCTCTTCCTTCACCGGGTCGATTGACCCGCGCCCGGCGCCGATCCACATGGCCCGGCAATAAGCCTGGCGGTGATCGTAGAAGTCCGGGGCCTCCACCTCTCCCAGGTCCACGGCCTCTTCCAACCAGCACTCGTAGGCCGGCTGGCACCAATAGGTGGCCAGCCATTCCCGCCGGCCCAGGAAAAAGCGCCAGGCCTCCAGGAGCGCCGCGCGGGCCGAGGAATAGTTAGATTTTTGGAAATTCTTTAGCAGCAGCTCGGGGGGCAGGTTGAAGCCCGTGCCGATGATGCTGTACAGGGCCTCCATGACCGGGGCGAAGGTGCCGCCGGGCCTGCCGGGTATATGGCTGCTGGCCTTTTCGCCCGGTTGCAGGGCGTAGATGCCACCGGCCCGCAAGGCGGCCCGCGCCACCTTGGTGCGGGCGTCGAGAATTTCCAGCAGATTCTTGTCGTCGGTGCCGAATAGGTCCATGAGCCCGTCTTGACCCAAGGGGGTCTCGATAAACAGGGCGATCATGGCGTTGACGATGGCCGATTGCAGCTCCGTCTGCATGAATTTGTCCATCATGCGGAACTGCGGCATGATGGCGCTGATGATGGGCACGCCCCGGGTCTGGCCGGGGCGGGTCTTGTCGCGGGCGAAGATCACCCGGGGCCGTCCCCAGGGGGTGCGGGCCGGTATGCGCTCCCAGTCGAACAACAGGGTCGAGCCCGTGAACTGCACGGTGCCGTTGGGCCCGCTGGCCCGCCGACGGTCCCACAGGCCGCGCAGGCCCAGGCCGCCGCTCAGGGCCAAATCGCCCGGGTGAATCTTGCGGATGTTATAGGCCACCGCCGCGCCGTAGGTGTCGATCTCTACGCCGCCGCGCATCCAATCGGTGTTGGCCACTCCCAGGGGGTTGCTGAGCCGGTCGGCCTCCACCGCCTGAAAGCAGGTGGCATATTTGGGGTTGCGCCCGGGCAGCCAACGGGGGATCACCAGGGCCTCGCCGTTGGCCATGGCCGAGCCGAAAACCAAGGCGGTCATGCCGGCGAAGTTTTGATCCTGGGCCGCGTCGAAAAATACGCTCTCACAATAGTCGGTCCACTTGGCGGCCACGTCCTGGCGCCAGTCGATAGCCCAGGCGTGGTCCTTGCCCAAAAGGCGGTAGTTGGGGTGGGGCACACAGCGCAGGCCCTTGGGGCCGACCACGTTGTCTTTTAGGGTCTGGTAAGCCCCGTGGGCGATGGGGTGGTTGCGCTCCATGTCGCGGGAGCGCCGGCGCATGATGTCCAGCTCGGGCAACAGGTCGGCGTCGGCCGATCCGCCCCGGGGAATCCAGGTGGCCAGTTCCGGCCGCAGGGTGTTGGCCGCCGCGTAGGCGCTGGCCTTGGCCCGAAAGGGCTGCCCGCTGGCGTCCAGTATCAGGCCGCTGGGGTTGTCGGTGCGGGCTGGCAGCATCAGTAGTAAATCTCCAGGCGGCGGCAGCCGCGCAGGCTTTGGCCCTGGGCCGTGGCTATCTGGCTTTTAAGGTCGGCGATGTAGTTGCGCAGGCCCGGCAGTTCCACGCGGCTGAAAGTCACCTGCATGTCACCGGAGCCCACCGAGGCCTCCAGGTTGCCGGTCATCAGTTTGTGATAGGCCAGCTCGGCTTCGGCCAGGCGGGCCTGTAATTCGCTAAGCTCAGCCATGTTGCCTCTCTACAGGTAGGGGTCCGCCGGCAGGGTCACCCCGGCGTGGGTTGACCCATAAGCAGCTCCGCCGCTCGAAGGCGGCGGCGGGGCGGCGGGCATGGTGGTTGTTGGTCTGGGCTCTGGTGTGGACTGGCCCGCCCGCCGGGCTTCGCGGTTGAGGTTTAGGCCCATGGCCTCCAGGCCGCACAACACGGCGTAGTTGTAGCCGAACAAGTCCAGGGCCTCGTTGCGGCGGCCCGACCCCAGCGCCCAAACCCGAACTGGGAAGCCCCGCTTGAAACGGGTAACCAACGATTCCGCCTCATACTGTTTGAAGAACTCCGGCGCCGTGCCCTTGGGGAAGTGGCAGAAGCCTGGGCCGGGCTCTTCGATTTTCAACCAGTCGGTTACGGCCTTCTTGGCCGCGTCCACGTTGATGTTCCAGAAGCGGTCGCGGGACTTGCGGCTATGGCTGAACTTCAAGGGCCACACGCGGTTGTATAAGCCCTTGCTGTCGCCCTTCAAGGCCCAGATACGCCGTCCCCAGCGGGGGCGGCAGAAGCGCAACACCAGCTCGGTATGATGGCCGCCGGAGTCTATGCCAGCCGCCCGCAGGGGCAACAGCCGGCCATCGTCGGTCTGCCAGGTGCTGGCCAGGAGTTGGTCTAGTTCCTCCCACAGCTCGGGGCGCCCGGGGTCGCCTGCCAGCACGGTGTGCTGGATTTGCCAGTTCTCATAGCCCCGCCCCCAGCCGCGCACCTCCACCTCCAGGCGGTCGCCTTGCACGTCCACCGAGGCGATCAAGAGCAGCACACCGGCGGGCACCTCGCCACCGGCGTACAGCGAGCGTTCGGCGCGCCGAACCAGGGCGTCGTCATCCACCTTGGCGCCGGACTCTTCCCAGGTCTCGGCAAGTACGGTGTTGGTGAATACGCGAAGCTGTCCAGGCTTGTCTTTGCCCTTGAGGAACTTTTTGACCAGGCGGGCCAAGGACATCCAGGGACTATTCAGGGCATTGAGCCAGAAGCCAGCCACCCCGTTGAAGGGCCGCTCGGCCCGCCATTCTCCCTTGAGGATCGCCGCCTGGCGTTGGGCCTCATTCCACTGCGCCCCGCAATGCTCGCAGTAATAGTGGGCGCTATTGGGCAGATGAATTGTCGCTCCGTTGGCGTCGCGCCTTTCCTTACCGTTTTCGTCCAGGGCCTTTTCCCAACGCACATTGTCCCATTTAAGCAACTGGTGCTCTTCGCAATGCGGGCAGGGCACCCACAACTTGCAGCGGTCGCTTTCGTTGTATTCCTGCTCTATGCGGCTGGTGTCTTTGTTTCGGGGGCTGCTGAAATAGCCAACCTTACGAAAAGCGAAGTTGGACGTACGGGCGTCCAGGAGGTCCAGGGGGTCGCCCTCGGTGGTGGTCTCGTAACGGTCCACCTCATCGGCTAGGGCCACGCGGGCCGGACGCGCCGAGAGATCGCTGGCGCTCTGGGCGCTGACGATATCGAGCTGCCCCCCGCGAAAGCCCTTGCTCAGCGTAGTGTTCTCGCTGTCGCGCCCCTTGGGCTCGGCGATCAGGGCCGCCAGCGGGGCGCTGTCTTTGATCGTGGGCGCCAGGCGTGCCCGGCTGAAATAGCGCGCCAGGCCTAGCGTGGGCTGCGCGATGACGATGGGGCACGGGTCAACGTCGATAAAATAACCACAGACGTTCAAGATGATCTCGGTCTTGGCCAATTGGCTGGCCCACATGCAGACCACTTTTTCAACGCGGGGGTCGGAAAAGGCATCCATGACTTGGCGGGTGTAGGGCGCGCGCTCAGTGCGCCAGCGCCCGGGCTCGCTGGCGGCCTTGCCGCTAAGCACGCGGTGCTTGTCGGCCCACTGGCTAACCGTTATCGGAGGCGGTGGGCTGATCGCCCGCGCCATTATCTCCCCCAGGACTGCCGAGGTCTCGGAAGCGCTCATATAAATCAGTGAGGATTGTTCTGATTTCATTTTCCAAGAGCTTTCGGCAGTCCTCTGCGTTGTCCAGGTTGGCCAGGCGCGGGGCCAGCTTGCTGGGCATCACCCGCAACTGATCGCGGGTGATGCGCATGGCCTGGAAGACCGTGTCTTCCACTGAGGACCGTTCCAGGACGGTGCCCGTGAGTTGATCCAGCTCGATTTTGGATTTAAGGGCCTTGACGGCTTCGTTCCTGGTACGGAAGTCCAGAAGCGAGCCCGTGGCGCGGGCCTGCCCGTCGTCGCGTTCTTCCCGCGCGGTCGCCGGCCCGGGCTCTTGGCGCTGCATGGCCGGGTCGGTGTTTCCGGCCCATTCGGCGTCGGCCTTGGCCGGGTCAATCAGCACCTTGCCATCCTGGCGAATCAAGGCCCCGGAAGTGACGGTGAGTTGGCCGGCCTTGATTTTTTTGTTCACGGCGGCCGGCGTCTGGCCAATCAGGCCAAGCTCTTTGCGGTGCCGGGAGTACTCGGCCTGGGTTAGCAATGCGGCCATGGTTTCCCTTGGGTTAGCCGTAGTAGCGGAATCCTTGCACGGCCCGGAAATGCCCGCCGTAGCCAGTGGAGCGGCATATGGTCTGACATTTTCTGTTGCTTCCAATGTTTTGGGCGCTTTTGCTTTTGTTCTCACCATGGAGATTACAAGACACCTGGCGCCACTTGGGGTCGCGTCGCAGGGCCGCCGTTAGCCCGGGGTGCGAGGTGTTGATTAGCGTCGGCAACCGGCGCCCCTCCAGGCGCCCCCGACCATCAAGTTGTAGCTGGGCCACGGCGTTCAAAAAGCTAAGGCCCAGGCCAATACCCTGCCAATCGGGCTTGACCACGAAGCGGGCCGCGCGGGCCTCCACGGTTGACCCATAGCTGCGGGTGCTGATCCCCACGTGGGCCACTATCTGGCCCGCCACCACGCCCACGTAGCAGCGGGCCGCGATCATGGGGCCGGCTTTTAGATAGTGATGCGGCTCAAAAGCTGGCCAGTAACGCCAGTCGGTCTGATAAATTTCCAGGTCGATTCTGGGCCGCCGCCAAAGGCCCCTCCCTGTGTACTTGCCGGTGGCCACGTCAAAGACCCAGTCCGGCTCGGTCCACTCGATAATGTCGTAATGGCAGGACAGCAAAACGCACTGATTGCCACCCTTGGCGTGCAGGCGCTTCCAGGCCTTGGCAAAAGCGAAGGCCCCCACCTTGGCTATTTGGCGGTCCACCACTGAGGTGAACTCATCGATCACCACCCGGGCCGGGGCCTCGCAGATCACCCGCGCCAGGTTGGCCCGGAACTTCTCGCCGTTGCTCAACACCGGGAAGGGGCGCAGCCAGGCGGGCACGTCGCCCAGGCCCACGCCGGCCAGGGCGCCGGTCACCGC